GGCGCTGCCCGGCAAAGCCCCGATGCTTGCGTTCATCTGCCCCGAAACGCAGGGCAGCTACCGGGGCTTTGCCTACGATGCCGTTGCCATCACCTATTATAATGATGCTGTGCTGAGATTGCTGGACAGCTCTGCTTTTCAGGGCAATGCCAGCAACTATGTGATCTACCCGGATGGGCGGGTGGTGATTGACAATTCCGTAAACCGCAAGGAAATTATTTACAACTTCATTGCGATGCTGCGCGACCATTCCGACCTTTCCGAGGAACAGATTCTTGCCCTTTCGGATGATTTTGCGCAGGGCCGCAGCGGAAACCTGCGGGTCAAACTGGGCGACACCAGTTATTATCTGGTCTACGAGGATACCGCGGTCCAGAGCTGGACGATGGTGGGGCTTGTGCCGGTCAGCATCGTCAATGCCAGTCTGGATAAGCTGTGGTTCCACACGGTGCAGATCGTGGCGGGCATCGCCTTTGGCCTTGCTGTGCTGATCATCCTGCTGATCCTGCGCAGAAGCCATACGACCCTGCGCCGGAAGGACACTGAGATCCTGTACCGGGACGAGCTGTTCCAAAAGCTTTCGCTGAACGTGGACGACGTTTTCCTGATGCTGGACGCAAAGACCTCCAAGGTGGATTATGTCAGCCCCAACGTCGAACGGCTGCTGGGCATCCCGTGGAAAGAAGTGCGGCAGGATGCCCGTGCTCTGGCAGCGCTGCACCCGAAGGATGACCCGGATCGCGACAAGAACTTTCTGGAAGGACTGCTCAGCGGGCAGCAACGCGAATGGGATTTCGAGTTTGAGCATCGGCAGACCAAAGAGCGGCGCTGGTTCCATAACATCGCCATGGGCAGCGAGGTAGAGGGCAGGACCAAGTATATCCTTGTCTTGTCCGACCGCACCGCCGACAGGCAGGTGAATCAGGCACTTTCGGATGCCGTTGCAGCGGCCGAGACTGCCAACCGCGCCAAAAGCACCTTCCTTTCCAATCCGCACCCCCATGAACGCCATCATCGGCTTTACCACGCTGGCACTCAGCAACATTGACGATAAAGACCGGGTGAAGGATTATCTTGCCAAGACCCTCGCTTCCAGCAATCATCTACTTTCCCTCATCAACGATGTGCTGGATATGAGCCGCATCGAAAGCGGAAAGATCCATCTGGAAGAAGTGGAAGTCAACCTTTCGGATGTGCTGCACGACCTGAAAACCATCGTCAGCGGGCAGATCTACGCAAAGCAGCTGGAGCTTTATATGGATGCCATGGATGTGACCGATGAGGACGTCTACTGCGATAAGACCCGGCTGAATCAGGTACTGCTGAACCTGCTGTCCAACGCCATCAAGTTCACCCCGGCGGGCGGCACGGTCTCGGTGCGGGTGCGGCAGCTTGCCGGAGCGGTGCGCGGCTGCGGGCAGTACGAGTTCCGCGTCAAGGACAACGGCATCGGCATGAGCCAAGAGTTCGCCAAAAAGATTTTTGAGCCGTTTGAGCGGGAGCGCACCTCCACGGTAAGCCGGATCCAGGGCACCGGCCTTGGCATGGCTATTACCAAAAACATCGTGGATATGATGGGCGGCACCATCGAGGTGCAGACGGCGCAGGGCAAGGGCAGCGAGTTTATCATTCGCGTGCCCATGCGTGCGCAGGCAGAGCACCGTCCGGTGGAAAAGATCACCGAACTGGAAGGCCTGAAGGCACTGGTGGTGGATGACGATTTCAACACCTGCGACAGCGTGACAAAGATGCTGGTCAAGGTGGGCATGCGTGCCGAGTGGACCCTTTCCGGCAAGGAAGCGGTGCTGCGTGCACGGCAGTCCATCGAGATGAGCGATGCTTACCATGCCTATATCATCGACTGGCGCTTGCCGGATATGAACGGCATCGAAGTCACCCGCCAGATCCGCAGCCTGAACAATGATACGCCCATCATCATCCTGACTGCCTACGACTGGTCCGACATTGAGGTGGAGGCAAAGGCTGCCGGTGTGACCGCCTTCTGCTCCAAGCCCATGTTCATGTCCGACCTGCGCGAGACCCTGATGAGCGCCATCGGCCAGACACAGACGGATGCGGCGCAGGAGCTTCTGCCGAAAAAGAACACCAACTTCAAGGGCAGGCACATCCTGCTGGTAGAGGACAACGAGCTGAACCGCGAGATCGCGCAGGAGATCCTGTGCGAGTACGGCTTCCGGGTCGATACGGCGGAAAACGGTGCCGTGGCGGTGGAAAAGGTAAGCACTGCCGCACCGGGCAGCTATGATCTGGTGCTGATGGATGTGCAGATGCCGGTGATGGACGGCTATACCGCCACCCGGCAGATCCGCGCACTGGGCGACCCTGCACTGGCAAAGATCCCGATCCTTGCCATGACTGCCAACGCATTCGATGAAGACCGCCGCAATGCCTTGGAAAGCGGCATGACCGGCTTTTTGTCCAAACCCATCGTGATCGGCGACCTTGTGCAGGAGCTGCGCAAGATCCTGTGACCAACTCATCATTGACAAACCTACATTGTGAACTCAAGGAGCCTGTCCAAAAGAAAGCATAAAAATGCGTATAACGCCCTATGAAATGGTGCCACGGGGCGTTTTATTTTGTCTTGTTTTGTGGGCGATGTTGCGGTTTTGTGAAAACTTGCGAGACTAAATAAAAAATCCCACGAAATTACGATTCTAAACGTAAATTCGTAGGATTTTTGGAGCTACTGACCTGATTCGAACAGGCGACCTGCTCATTACGAGTGAGCATGGAATTTAGAATAAAACACATAAATACGATAAAAATACAAACAACGCGCGCCACTTTTGCGCCACTACAAATTAGCCGGTCTGTTTCTTGAGATAGGAGTCCAGACGATTGATCTTCTTCTTCTTGAATTTTTTGTCAAGAGAAGTGTAGATGCCGAGGGTGACGCTGATATCCTTATGACCCATTTGATCGCGGGCGGTGAGAACATCGACTCCGGCAAAGTACATCAGGGTACAAAAGGTGTGCCGCAGCTGGTGAGGTGTAAAGGGTTCAATGCGCATGGGCAGGCCGCCTGGGCGCTTTTTGCTTTCTTCGCCGTGATAGCCGTACTTTGCATTCAGATCGGCCATGTAGCTGCTCCACAGAGTTTTCCATGCCTGCTCTGTCATGCGGTGGCCCTTTACAGTATGCAGTACATACAAGCAATCGTCCTGCTGAGTTTTGAGATAGTCCACAAGGATCTTTGGAATATTAACGACCCGGACACCGGCTTCTGTTTTGGGATCCTTGATTTTTTTATCCTTGAAATTATAACCGCTGTGAACGGTGATCGTGGCTTCTTTCAAATCGACATCGGCCCAAGTGAGGGCGGTAGCTTCGCCGCGGCGGAGGCCTGAGTAAAGCAGTAGCATGGCAGCACGCTGGGCGCGGTGAGGCGTTTCGCGGATCCACTGCTGCTGTTCCTCTGTGATAGGCTCACGGTGCTCAGGATCAGCACCGGCAGGGCAGGTGGTTTTAACTATGGGATTGTATTGTACCACTTCTGGGATAGCGAGTTCATAGGCAGCCTTGGCGCTGCTGCGCAGATTGGACAGCGTGAAGTGGGACAGTGGTGGTTTGCCATTGTGCCACTGGGCCAGAGAGTTAAGAACCCGCTGAAAGTCGGCAGTGCGAAGGTCTGCTGCAGGCTGATCCAGAAGCGGACCCCAATGGTTTTTATTGTCTTCATAGCGGTCGAGACTCTTTTGCCCGATGCCTTTGGCTGTTTTGGCAGCAATCAGGTTATCGTACAGAGTAGCAAGGGTGGCTTTGGATTGGGCGGGATCCATTCCCTTGCCCAGTGCTGTGCGGTAAGCTTCGGCAGCAGCACGCGCTGCCTTTGCGGTGGAACCATAAAAGCTTTTGTATTTGGGCTTACCGGTTTCATCTTTGCCGATGCAGACACGGTAGCGGTAACGGCCATCGGAACCTTTTTTGTTTGCCATGTGTACACACCTCCTCTGAAAAAATTCTGGGTTGCAGAAGGATCATATTGGATTTACAATAGAAAAGCGGAGACGCGACGGGATTTGCAAGGCATTCCATGATAGAAACTCCTACTTTTCTTTTGGACAGACAGCAGAGCAGAGAACCCCTTGGCTGGAAACAGCTGAGGGGTTCTTTGCGTTTGTAAAAAAGGAGCGCCGGGTGGGCGCTCCTGAAGGTCAATAGCGGTTATAGATCTGCCCGCGGTTGCCAGCATCTATGATACGAACGATCAATCTGCCATTATCGACCGTGTAGATGATGCGGTAGGAACCAACACGCAGCCGCAGCAGCCCGGTGTGACCCTTCAACTGCTTGATGTCGCCGGAATCGGGCAGGGCATGAACTGCTTCCAGGATACGCCGCTGCTGTTCTTTTGGCTGCTTCTGGATGAACTTGAGAGCAGGCTTCTCGTACAGGATGGTATAGCTCATAAAGCAATACCGAGCTGTTTACAGACTTCGTCCTCCGTGAGGGTCTGGCCGCGATCCGGGTCTTTCAGATAGTTCTGGTAAAGCTGCTCACAATAAGCATCATCGGCATCTTCATCAGCGGTCAGGCCTTGCACGTATGCCAGAATGTAACCAAGCTTATAGGCAGGAACTTCATCCAGCAGCTGAACGATTTTTTCTCGGTCACTCATAAAAACACCTCCGGTTATTCTTCTGGCGCTTCATCCGCGTCAGGTGGGAAACTCTATTTGCCATGAGATCGTCTTCCTTGCGTCTATTGTATTGCAATTCACGCATGATATCAACATAACAAAAATGAAATTTACGTTAAATCGTTTGAATGGAGCAGCTTGCATAGGCTGGATAAAAATGATAAAATAAGTCAGGCTAAATCGCGGATAGCTTTCACGATGGATGTGGAGTTCCAGCCAACGATCTGAGTTGCTTTTGCTTGAAGCTCAACCGGCATATATGACTGGGCCCAGGGCATAATAGCAATGATGGGCTTGCCCATGCGCATAGCTTCGTCTACTTCGTATTTCATCCATTTATGGTAGAGCTCATACATGCCGCCGATTACAAGAACGACCTGTGCGTTTTTGATTTTGGCTGTGATGGCTTGCTCGATTTCGGCATCGGTGGCGTTGCTGGAAGATAATGCAAGCGGTTTTTCCTGTGGAGCTGAGTAGTTATAAAATGAAAACCATGGAGAATGATCCAGCATGGAAACCAGTCGGTCATAGTCTTCGCCATACTTCCATGCGTGGCTGATAAAAATACGATAATCATATAAAGCGGGCATTTTAAACATCCTTTCTGAACTATTGGAGGACAGTATGAAATTCCAGAAAAAAAGAGTGATCGTTGACGCATATCAGACGGACAAGGACATGTACATTGAAACGCTGGAAGGCGTTATGCATGCTTCGCCGGGAGACTGGATCATCACCGGCGTGAACGGGGAAAAATATCCCTGTAAGCCGGATATCTTTGAAAAAACTTATGAACCGGTCTCAGAGTGAGTTTTCTCTTTGGGAGAAGCGGCCTTGATATTGGAGGCTTTCCATTTGTTACCTTCAGAGGAAAGCAGATTTTCAATGTTATGGACGAAGAGCTGCTCTTTGGTTTCGTCGGTGCCATACGGATATGCGTCCATGAGATAGAGATTCTTCTCATGCTTCAGCATTTCGCAGGCAGAGCGGTATTCGACCCAGTTCTCATGATAGCGGCCAAGGCGCTCCGTGCCTTCAATAACGGTAATGATACCGCCAAGCAGACCGACAACAAAAGCGATGGCAGGGCAGCTGGCTGTATAATTGGCAAGCAGCGGAATGGCTGTAGCAACGATCAACTCAGTAAGCTGCATCCGTTTATAGGTGCGCTGGGCCTGTTGAGCCTTTTTATCGTACCAGGTGATCTGATCATTCAGACGATTCTCGATGTAGCTGTTGATATCGCCAGGCACGACCTCGGGTGGAGAATAAGGCTCTTCGGGAGGCTTACGCCCACAAAAAGAAACCATAATAATCCTTTCTTCCTCGGCACATTTGTGCCGGGGATTTTTTTATGATTAGCGGCGGAAATATTCAATAATTCCATAGATGGTCTCAACCATCAAGGGCAGAAGCACAAAAAAGGCAAGTTTTACTTTTTGAGAGGATTTATAGAGCAAATAGAAATCAGGATCCTTGCCAAGGTGCTCCGAAATTCCGTAGGTATAGACGATGCCGATAAGTGATAGAATGACAGAAAAAGCGATAGAGCCAGCAACGGCCAATAAGGGTGAAAAAAACAAAGAATGTGCAAGCAACGGTATGATGAAAGCACTCAAAAAACCGCAGAGCAGAAGAAGCATTGGAAAAATACTACGGTCGAGGAATTGACACTTTTCGCGTTCCTGATCTAGGAGAGACTTTGTGGCGGCGAGTTCCTGCATGGCATTCTCCAAGTTGAGCGCCAAACCCATGTAACTGATGGCTTGCCGTCCTTCTTCCGCATAGACGGTCTCGGCTTTTCGGAGGTCGGAGAGACTTTTTTCATAGTCTGCACGCATGGAAGGGTCAAGTTTCTGAATGGCAGATTCGGCTTCATTGTAAGAAATACCAGTAGAAAACATGAAAATCACTCCAGTACAAACGAACCGTTTCGGCAAGTAGCGAAACGGAATTTTTTATTTATGCTTCTTTTGTGCCCAGGCCAGACGAAGCATATTTTTTATAGCGCCCGGTGAACACCAGATCGTCTACATAATCCACGGCCTTCTGCTGGCCTTCCTCATTGAGCTGATCGAAGGACGACAGCAGCGCGGACTGCTGGGGGGTAAGGTGAGCTTTACCGCTGACGGTATCATCTGACAGATCGTCAAGGGTATAACCCATACAGTGAACAACGGCGGAGACAGTGGACAGCTGGGGGTCTTTGGTCTGACCGGCAAAGAGCTTGTTCAGCGTGCCCTTCGGAACGCCGGAAGAAAGAGCAATCTGCTCAATCGTCATACCGCTGTTCTTTTTCAGCTTGTTGAGATTTTCAAGCCACACGGTAAGATTCTCCTTTCGTTTGATGGCTCTATTATAAGAGTGAAAAGAAAACAAGTCAATAACAAATTACCGAATTATATAAAATTTTGCAAAATAGGATTGACTTTTACCAAACTAGGATGTAAAATCAAAACAGATTTTACCGTTTAAGATAAAATTAAAACAGAGAAAGGAGAATGCTGAATGGACAATTTGAAAGCTGAAATGCAAAGGAACGGCTTGACTGTCAGAGACATTATGGCGACGATTGGATGCTCTGAGAAAACGGCACGAAACAAAATCAATGGAGAAACAGATTTTACTTACCCGGAAGCGGAGAAAGTTCGGAACAATCTCTTTCCGGGGTTGAGAATGGAATATCTGTTTCACTCATCCGCCCAGCCGGAGAAGAGCGCATGAGCCGCCGGAAGTGGTCACTGCTGATCGGGCTGATCGGATCGGTGATTTTCAATGTGGGATGGTGGATCAGCTACCCGCCCATGGTGTTTGCCGGTGTGCTGCTGGCAGCGGCCGGGCTGGACCTGTGGATCGAGAGATGAAAGGAGAGAGGATGTGGACGAAAACAAAGAAAAAGCCCGCCTGAGGCGGGCACAGAGAGCAGCGCTTATGAATGGCGCGCAAGGCAAGATATTTACTGTAACATACCAAGATTGCCAGAAGCCAGAAGTGCTGCGAACTGATTTGAATAGTCTTCCAGCAGTTTGTAGTCCTGCCTTGAAAGCTTGCACTCTAAACACTGATAGCAGCAAGCCTGCTGCAGAGCCAGAACATCGAGGCTTGACAGCTGAAGAGTCTTGAGCCGCAGTTTGACCGGAAGGGCGCGGGCAGCATTCTTCATTTCAGAGATCAAAGAAGGGTCGTCTACAGATCCGAACCATGTATCCGGTACAGTTTCGAGCGATTGCAGCGCACGAACGAGCAATGGGATATCTTTGGTACGGATTTGAAACTGTGATGCCATGAAAATACCTCCTTTCCTATTTTGAGATGATTGTAGCACAGGAAAGGGAGAAGTGGTAAGAGCGCATGAGACTCCTTCAGTCGGCTGCGCCGACAGCTCCCTCGGGGAGGGAGCCTTTGTCAAGGAGGAGAAGTGCACGAAAGGAGAAAAGCAATGATGGAAAAAGAATACGCCATGCAGGCACTGGCAGGGCTGAGTGAACCGTGGAGCAATGCAGCCTGCATGGGATACTGCCTGATGGCGATGCGGCAGGCGGGCGTGCCGGAGCCGATGCAGCGGAAGGTGCTGGCGTGCCTGAAAGAAAAATTTGACTTTTACAGCCTGGCGGATGCAGAGAATGCCGGGTACATAAAAGCGAAAACGGGAGAAGAATGCCGGTTTCAGACCTTCAGCCCGGATTGAGGAGGCAGACGTAATATGAGAAAAGCGCGGATCTATGATGCGCGGCAGCTGCCGGCATATCTGAGTCCGGCACAGTACGCCGAACTGATGAGCATTGACAAAAAGACGGTGCAGAAGATGTGCCGCAGCGGGCTTTTGCCTGCCGAAAAGGTGGGACCGCGGCTGTGGCGCATTGACAAGAACCGGGCACTGGAACAGGGAAAACTGAACCGGCCAAACAAAAAGCCCGCCGGTGCAGCGAACACCGACGAGCTTACAGGGTGATAGTTTTGAGCCACTATCACCAGAAGTTTAACACGAAACAGGAGGAAACACAAGTGAAACTGAAAGCAACCATCCGGGCAAGCCTGTGGTACATGGCAGCTATGGTGACGGCTATTGGCGCGCTGCTGGTATCCAGCGGCATTGAGCACAGCGCGAACGGCTGGGAAATGTTGGGCTGGGCCGCTGCGGCGCTGGTGCTGCTGGCGGCAGCGCTGGCCATGCTGGGCCTTGGCTGCTGCGCGGACAAGGAAAGCAGGAAAGGCAACAAGGCACACAAAGCCCCGGCGGACACGGTGAAGCCGAAAAGCCGGAGAAAGGCGGGCTGAGATGCGGCCACCGATGAACATGACACCGGAAGAAACGGAGATCTGGCAGCGGATGGAGCAGTACGGTGAAGAGCTTGTGCGGGACATGGGTGCGGCTCTGCTGCAGGCCGACCGGTTGCCGGAGTGGATGAAGGAAACCGCGGTGAACATGCTGTGCGACAAGCTGGCGGATGCCAGAGCACTGGCTGCCAGCTGGATGAACGACCGCGGGGAGCCGTGAAAGGGAAACGAAGATGATCTTGGAAGAATACCGTGCCCGGATGGCCGAAGAGCTGAAAAAGCTGGACTGGCAGCACCCGGCCGACAAGGAAAGCAGTGCATACCGGCTTTTGAGCGAAGCGAGCCGGGACAAACAGCTGAGCACACAGGACTGGATCGCACTGTTTGAGC